GACAGCCTCCTTTGAACCGAGAATGTTTTTTAGTTGCGCCATTTTGGCGGCGGCCTCAAGGGATTGAGCGCCTGCGAAACCAAAAGCATGACCCAACTCAACTGATGAAGCAGCGAAGGCATCCGACTCTTCGCCGATTCCGCCATAAAACTTACGAACGCGAACTAATTGCTTTTCAAAATCTAAGAAGGATTGAACTACTTCGTCAACACCTTCGCTTATCTGTGAAAAAAGACTATCGAAGCCTTGAAAAATAGCATCGGTAGCATCAATGAATAGAGCAGCGAGAACAGTAGTGGTTGCTTGAGTATCGTTAATTAGGCGTTCTGCTTGAAATTGTCCGACTACATCGAAGAAGACTCTTGCGCCACCTACTCTCGCCATTCTCACCACCCCTTATCTATTCATTATTAAAAGTGTCTTTTAGAACCTCTCCTAATTCTTTTCCTGTCATTCTCATTGTTCTTTTACGGTTACGCTCGGCGACTGCCTTCTTAGCATTACGCTTGCCCTTAGACTCATCGGTCTGCTCAACGATTCGCTCACCAATCTCGGCAGCGATAGCAAGGTCAAACTGAAGGCGGTATTGCCCTCCCTCTCCGTCGTATCTGTCGAAGAGTTCACTCGGTAATACCCCCTTAAATGCGCTACATAATGACGGCGCGATTAAGGAGAGTTGACCAAAGGGACTGCACCTTCGGGGTCATCACCCCGAACAAAGAACAGAATGCTTCTCAACTCTTCGCTCGTAAGCGAGTCAATGTCCACTCCTTCATCAAGAAGGCATTCGGGAACCCACTCTCGGATTTGGTCGCTCATACCGCCACCAGCCTCGTCAAGTGCTGCCGCAAACTCTTCTTGCTGTTCTTCAGTCCATTCAGTCGGGTTGGCTCCAAAGTGTCGGAACTTGCGAAAGGTCTGCGCTTGAATGTTCTCAATACGCAACTTTAGCATTCCGTTGGCTTGCTTAACCCAAACCTTCTTTCCGTCGTCTAATTCAATTTCTCTTTTCAATACAGGCATATTCTTCCCTCATCTTCTCTAATTCTTTGTCGTAGTCACGCTTCTGCTTCGCTCGCTGCTTACGCAGCATACGAAGCGTGCGCGCTTTGTTCGACATTCTATCACTTTTTTTACTCTCTCTCTCCCTACTCTAACTACTCTCTATCTATTGGTTTTCCCATGTAATGTATGCTATGAAATTATTACCGTGTGACTTCTTGACGATGTTGATTTCAACTATGTCGTCACCGGCTGTGAGTGTCTGCAAGAAGGTCTCTATGACCCCGCCAATAGTAGCATGGGTTCCTGTGACGGTGTTCACCGTCATTTTGGTTGGGTCTGCTATTGTGTGTGCCATTTAGACGCCCCCAATCAAGCATCCATGTCCGTCGCGCCGCCACCACTCAACTTAGTCGAAGTTGAAGAAAAGGTTACTCGACTCATTTCTCCTTCTGTTTCATCATAGAGAACTGTAAAGGGAACAGTCATAGTCTGTGAATCTCGACCGCTAACTCCTGTCTCCGGCACCCCATAATGGACTTTGTGAAAATCAAAGCGAATGTTGTCGTTGCCATCAACTTGAAGCAGAATAGAGATTGCAGGGTTAGACGCGCTACCGTTGTGAAGGTGGCCTTGTAGTAATTCCGTATAGTGTGGCTCATCATCTGCAACATCACCGGAAAGAACGGCCTTGTGAAAGGTCACACTACCTGTAATTTCTCGTAGTTGCATTGGAGGCGCACGCTGACAGGTAGTATTACCGAGTGCGTAGGAATTATCAAGGTCGCGATTTGTGCGAATCTCAAAGTCAATGCTTTGAACCAACTTACTGAAGAGCGATGTAGTCGCTGGGTCTTCAAAATTAACATAGCATCCGGCGAAGTGTGCTGCATCATTTGTGTAATCGTAGGATGGAGAACCGAGAGAATTAAGAGTGGTTTCCTGTCCTTTACCTGTCCAATTGACAGTTGACATAGCGTACTCACCAATGGATGCGCTGACGCTGACGCTATCAACTACTTGGCCGGTATATTCATGCTCGTTATCATCCCGACCAATTTTGACGGTCAAAGACGGGAGAGTGCCGACCTCAGTTAGAGTATCGCCGGTTCCCGGTGTTCCGCTCGGTGTGTGTGTTCCATAGACTGCGTGTAGGCAACGCATAAAGAAGAAGTCCGGCTGAACGGGGAGGGTGCATGAGCCACTACTGTAATGTTTAGTTTCAGTTGCTTTATTTGCTCCATAGCGAGTAATGTCCGGTCGTGTGAGAATATCGAAGTTCTCCATTAGTGATTCATCATTGACTTCACCATAAGCGTCAGCGGCCACACCTGTTCCAAAGGTAGACTCCTTGCCTATCGAGAAGTAGCGGTTTACGAAGGTCGTCATTCTATTTCCCCTATGTTATCCGTATCATGCGGCTGATTGATAAAGGTTGCGTCAAGTTTGCCGCCGGAGCATACTAATTTTTTTCATGAATACGAATCGCATAGTATGTACGCAAACCACTTCATCGTCGTCTAACTTGCTATCAAGTACCGCATCATAGGAAATTAGGCTGTCAACACCACCCTTTAGACCGAGTGTGGTATAAATCTCATCGAAGGCTTCTCCGGCAATACTCGCCCCGAGCCTATACGCATTTCGATAGTCGGTTCCGCGAGTTGTGATATACAACATTATTTCGTAACGCTGGTCTGTATTGGTTCCCGCCATAGCCAAAAACTCGGGGGATTCAACACGCTGCAAAATAACATGGATAGATGGGGGTTTTATACGCGATATCATCTTACTGCTTAAATCATAACCGTATCTAATCGCGCTATTCTGTACATGAGTATTGAGATAGAAACGCTTGCTGTCCTTTAGGGTCTGCACAATACCTATGCCCGTTTGAAGGATTGTGTTAGTAGCCCAATCGCTCAAATCCATTTCATCGGGGTCAAAAGAACCCTTATTACTCATATAGACCGTAGCCCAATGTATCTCTCCGCTTACATTACCCCATAGAACCTCGGCTGTGCTGCCTGTGGCTCCTGTGACTGATAGGTAGTGCTGCGCTGCATCATCATCCTCGATAATCTCTCGCATATACAGGCGGGCTGTGCCGGAGGCATCAAGCGTCAAGCGCAGAATGATAGGCACGGCATCGCCGTCGCCCATCTCAAGGTCGAGGTCGTGAGTAGTAACTGTTGTAGCACCAACGAGGTCTAACTTATCGTTAGCGCCCTTTGACTTGACTTCAACTTTGTAGGTTCCGTTGTCAATAGCCATTATGACTTCACCGCTCGTAGGTGCCGTGACAAACTTAAAGCAAGCAACGAGAGTAACGGCACCCGAAGTGTGGGTTTGTCGCCATGTCTGCCCACCGTTACCACTCGTAATCTCCCAAAAGAAAGGCTCGGTGCTGCTGACGGCTCCATCTAAGGCGGAGCCGGCACTCAATGTCCAACTGTCGTTGAAGTCACCGGATAGATTAGATGGGTCGCTTGCATTCATGCGAGAAGTCCAAAAGTCATTTGAGGTAGCGATAGCCATTATATCCCACCACCAAAATGCCGTCTTGCATAATCTATTATTTTTTGATTCATCTTGGCGGGCCACTTATCAGTAACGCCCAATTCTGCATGAGTTGTATAGTCTGCCTGTGGCGTATTCGGATTAGGGAAACCGGGATGCCGACCCTTTAGCCTCATGTGAGTGGAGAAGTCACCACCCTTACCTGTGCCGGAATACCACCCAACGGATGAGCGCACCTTTATTGGTAGGTTTTCGGGATAGTAATAGGGTTTAGCGCCGCCCGAGTGAACCTTAGCGAGAGATATACCACCGGCAGACATACGACTACCCTTTACACCTACTTTGTAATCCGGCCCGCTGAATATCTTCACCGTTCCTCGCCCGCCTCTTTCAGTAAAGGCTAATGAGTTTGCTATTTTAACGAAGGCGTGTTCGCTTGCACCAAAAGGCCCCCATGCGGGAGCGGTGACATCTCTAAGGGGGCCGGCAAGGCGTCTAAGCCACTCTTGAGTCTCGGGCAGTTGATGAATTACAACTTCTTTAAGTGACTCTTGCACAATTTTTGGCCCATCGGCATTAAACTTTCTAAGCGCCCTAATGAACGGTTCATCCGTTATATGGACATTGAAGGAGATAACGGTATCGTCGCCACTTTTGTATGATGTAGGCATACTTAATCCACCGTTCCCAAATGAGCAAGGCGTCTAAGGTTTTCCCACCCTCTCTCCATGAGAACATTACCACGCATGGAGCCTTGAGGGCC